GTTGTTCGGAGCAAGGGCATATTTACAAAGAGGCCGATCGCCTCTTTGATAGAGAAATACCACACTCGCTTTATTGCGTTGTGTGCGGCGCGGAATTCCGCGACAAAGAGGCAGAGTATATGTGGGGGGATATTCTACAACCATAATGGGCGGGATTAGTTCGGGTCGGACTCCCCATTGGGGCGGGGCGCTCAAACAAGTGGCCCTCAAATTCCCTACTACTGCGGAGTGGTACTTCTTAGCCAAGCGAATATGCCGCTACAAGGAGATCTCTTTTAGCGAATGGGTTAGACGGATAGTCAAAAGAGAAGCTCAGAACTTCAAATATACTAAGATGTGGCCTTGCGGATGCACCAATGCAAAGGGGAAACGACTATATAATTTCAAAAGACAACACTATTGTAATCATTGTGGCAAGTACATAAGCAAACATCACGAACATTTATATAACAAGACCCAATAAACAGGGCATGGTCCGACGTCGTGCAAGAGCCAGAAGGAAACCTTCTCGTTCTTTTGGAATAAATGTAATTGAAACAGGAGCTGCTTTAGCTCTTTTAGAACAGACTAACGCAGGTTCTGCGATGAAGTCTTTCTTAGCAGGAGATCTTAATTCAGGATTAACGACTTTATCGAAGTCCGCAAAATCAAACAAGCAAGCTATAACCAAGACCCTCGTAGGTGCGTTCTTGGCAAAGGCTGCGGTACGTTCATTTTCACGAGGTTCACCCGTGTTGGCCTCTCTAGGACCTATTAAGGTCCGGGCCTGAGAAAGTAGGAGCATAATATGGCAATAGTAGTAACAAGAACGGAAGCAGCGTTGAGCGCAACGACCAGTTTCCAAAGCATGAATAACCAGTTCGCAAGTTCTGGTCTAAGTTTGGTAGTACCAAGCGGAGTATCACAAATAAGTTCCATATCTATGGGAGTTAGTAGCGTAGGAACAGGTGCTGATTTCTGTTCAGGATTCAAACTAACAGGTACAGCACTCCAGGAAGGAGATGCAACCTTTATGGGTCCTGCGATCGCACAGGCCGCAAGTGGTGGAACCGGAGTAGCAAACTGCGTAGTCCAAGAAAAGACAGCACTAGGTGTAACTTCTGGTAATACTTTGGACATCCAAGTCGCAGTAACGACCGCCGCGACTATCGATTCTAGCTGCACGATCACATTCGAGTAAACAATGCCCGAGGGTGTTGGTTATGGACCGCAAAGTACGGGGTCAGTAGGAAAAACCCTTAATTATATTGGTGAACATGTCTATGCTTACAGTGGCGGAATGCCCGCAAGTACAACCAGTGCCGTGGCATTAGAGTTCACTACTGGCAATCATTATTTAATAGGAATATTCCAAGTTAATCAGGCCCTACAATATGCAGCGGCGAACCTCACCCCCGTAAACATGCAAATAACGATTAATGGAGAGGTTGTGGCTTTAATGATTGTAGGTTATATTGGGGCTGATTCAGATACCGTTGGTACTCAAGAATTATTAATACCACCAAATAGTACACTTGAAGTTTCACTTAGATTTGATGCTGACCAAAGCACCCGCTTATCATGTGTAACATTTAATGGGAAAATTTATGGGAAGATTGATTAATGACACTTTCGACGGGGCCAACCCTGAATTTCTTTGGAGATCATGTCTTTGCATGGTCAGGTCAGGAAGACTTAACCGCAGGTGTCACCACACTGTTGGACTTTATCTCTCCTAATAGATTCTATAGTGTAGTTACAAACGTTTCACTAGACTATAGTGGCTGCTCTGCGGGTGATGCGCTCTCTTGGACCGTACAGGGAAACGGAGAGGCGCTGCACGTTAGCAAGTTTCTGATTATAGATGCAGGTGTTGGGCCCCAATTCCCAAATCTATACTATACGATCCCACCCAATACAGGCATGCAGATACTTGCACAGGGCCCCACAGGAAGTATGACAGTAGTTCTAGAAGGAAGAGAGGTGCAGTAATGCCCACAAAGAGAGAACGTGAATATTATCGAATGGGTTTTTTAGATGGTCAACGTTCGGCTAGTTCCTTTGAAAGTGGAAAGGCAGAAGAGCGCATGTTTGAAAGAGAGACACTCGGTATTAGGCATCTAAAACCTAAGCGTAAACTGTCAGCATGGAACAAATACGTTAAGGCTAACAGTAAGAAACCGCGTTTCCGATATCGTAACGGCAAGTTGAACCTAAAGAAGATGGCGGTTGCATTCAGGAAAACCCCCGCAGGCAAGAAGAAGAGGCGCTAATGCCCTACGCGATGATTCCCGATGGTTATAGTATAAAGAAGGTTACAAAGCTACAGCAGGATGCTGTAAACGCTAAACGTAGACATGACAATGTAACCACGTTTTTAGGCAATGAAACTACACCACTGTTAATGGGTGGGGTTACGCTATTGGCCGTGCTTCCGATATTAGCAGGATTATTCTACAAAAGTTTAGAAGCTGAAGGTATTCTTTTAACAGATGAACAGAAAATGAAAATCGAAGTAGGGTTTAAAGGATTGTTATTTGCGAGTCCCGCTACTGGTCCGATAGTATTAACCAAAAAAATTTGGGATACACTTTTTGGAGAGAAAGATGAAGATACTTCCAATGGGACTGGCGGGCTTTACGGATTCGCAGGACTTGGTACATGAATATAGGCGCATTGATTCCGTTGATAATACTGGCAAAAGATTTACTTGGAAAACCTACTAAATTTATAAGACCTTTCGGGCCCACAAAGAAGGACACCGATTTTGTTAGTATTGTGGTAAGTCCGAGGTACGGCAAGGAAACCGCATTAACCAGAGCTGAAGAAGGCCTTGGACTGTAATGGAAATTACTACAGTTTCCCTAATGCTTTATTTTGCCGCTTGGACATTATTCTATTTTGCAATAAGTCATTATATCGCTAAACTGAGTAAGGATAAGTGGGTTGAATGGGCAAAGTCATCTGAGAGTGATGAGGATCTCTTATTAATTCTTGAACCGATTGTAGATGAGATAGAAGAACGGACCCACGAGATGTTGGAAACTTTCCAATCTTCTTTTTTCGGATCACTGGGTGCGGCCAGTAAAAAATTAGACGAGTCTACAGGCCAAAGTACAATTAAAGCTATAACGAAAGATAACCCTATCATGGGGCTAGTCGCAGAGATGTTAATGAAAAGAAGCGGCCTAGAAGGACTCATAAAGACCCAGAACAGCCCCGAAGTAGGGGTAAAACAGCCCCAGAACAAGGCTAGACTAGGTCTAAAGTAAAAGATTCTGCAGTTTTTTGAACCCACTTAACCTTTAATCTATAATATAATATAATATATAGTATAGTATATACTAATAATAATAGGTATGACGCCCTCTCTTTTCCATTAAGTATATACTTATTGTGTTTTTTAGTCACCCACTTCTTTTATTTTCCATATATACCGTATATACATATATAGGGGTTCTTTCATGTAAGCTTGGAGAGATAATGTGAAATGCAAACCATTTAAAGATCGTTGTTCGGAGCAAGGGCATATTTACAAAGAGGCCGATCGCCTCTTTGATAGAGAAATACCACACTCGCTTTATTGCGTTGTGTGCGGCGCGGAATTCCGCGACAAA